AACCTCAGAAGCCCCGCTAAGTGCGGGGTTTCTGCTTTTCTGGAGACAGAGAAATGGATCAGATAGAACACACAGTGAACGGTGCAGCCTTCATTAGAACAGGCCGCCACTTCACTGATGGATTGCTCGGCAACAACGTCAATGGAGAGGCGCGCCGTTGCAATGCTGAGGGATTCACAGAGACTGCAGAAGTTGATGAACAGGGCAACGTGCATATTCGCAAACTCCCTATTAAGGGTGTGATGTACGTTGAAGCGCAGATGATGCCTGTACATCCGCAGCGGATTGAACGCATCGCATATCCAAACATCAAGAGGGGGTGAGATATGGAAACGCATACACCTATGTTTTATCTGTCCAATGCACAAGCACGCGTTGCAGATAGAGTGCGCAAAGAGAATGGAGAGGTTGCGGCCGATCTACTTCTCTCTAAGTTTCAGAAGGTGAGAGAACAGCTGCCTGTTGTTCGCTTGCGCTATCGCATGCTTGCAACTGCTGCTGCAATCCTCTCACTTTCTGCATGCTCATGGATGCGCCCGATTGCTGAGTATGGGCACATCAGTCACGCAACTCAGCACATTGACGGATCGGGCAACAAGTTCGGCTGCAACTACTTGGGTGCAGGTGTGCGGCTCAAAGGTAAACGTCTGCAGATTGACTTGCTTGAGTCTTACAGCTTTGAGCAGTGCCAGGGACCATACAACGAGACTTTTGTTGGCCGTGTTAATTGGGAGTTCTGAGATGTTTCTAGTATTTAAGCAGGGTGTAAAGGTGCGAGGCATATCTGCAGAGACTTTGCTTGCTATACAGGTGGCGCACAGTATCTTTGTTGCAGAGGGATTGAATTGCATCATTACGTCTGTTTCAGAAGGCAAGCATATGGAGAACTCTTTGCACTACAAGGGCAAGGCCGTTGACCTCCGTTTGCCGCATCGCTCTAAAGTTGCGAGTATCGTCAATGCTCTTCGCACCGCTCTAACAGATGAGTATGACGTGGTGCTTGAGAGCGATCACATTCACATAGAGTTTGATCCACCAAAGGTGCCAAATGAGTTACCACCAAATAAAGCGAATGCTTAAGGAACGTGCAACAGCTCTCGGCTATGACTGCGATTCGTTTCTGCCTGAGAACAGAGCTGCAGTTGTGATGTTCTCTAGTCAAATGAATGGCAAGGACTACGGCAGAGAGCAGTTGTTTAGCGCGTGGACGTGGTTTTATTCAGGATGGGTGGCACGGCAGACATACGTTGCTGGCTGATCCCCTCTGCACATTCTAATAGAGTGTGCAGACTAGATTTGCTAGGAGGGTGCAGTATGAACAGAGCTAAAGAAGTTGCTTTTGATTTCAAGGGTGAGAGGGTTTCTTATAGGCTCTCACAGACTGAGGTTGCAGCGATTCTCTTTGTCAATCAGTCGCAAATTTCTCGATGGGAGAAGCACGGCAACATGCCGCGCGCCTATCAAGAGCTGTGGAAGAACTGGAAAGCGCAGCAGCCAGAATGAATGAGTTCGATGATTTGACTGATGATGGTGAGACTATCCATGACGATGGAAAACTCACACTAGATAGGCTTGTGCGTTCTCTCTATAGAAACAAAGATGGACTACTTTGTGTAAATGAGAAGAACCATAAGAGTGCAATAGATGAAATGCATAACGCAATTTGCCTTTACATCTATTATCAGGAAGCAGGCATGTACATGATAGATGCTTATTATGTATATGCCTATGACAAGCCAGAAAGCTATGAGGAGTGGTGCGAGATTGCATGGAGTGCAGTAGATGAGTTAAATGAGAAACCTCCTCAGGGGTTTTATGGTGTCTATGGTTGGATCACTACAAATATACGTGTCAGCGTTATCAGAAATGGCGACATGATGATAAAGGTTGATGCAGAAGGTGCCACAGGTGTACGGATCTCATTTAATCGCCGAAGCAAAGGCGGAAAAGCACGTCGTGGCGCGTAAATTCAAACGCAAACGTTATCAAGTCTTAGGATTTGATAGTGAGACGATGCAGGGGCCACCTATAACTCTGCAGTTCTACGACGGGCGCAATAGCCGGTTTACGGACTGCATATTTATAGGGAAGCGCCGTGCTATCGATATCTTTTTGAAGCAATTAAAGAAGCTCAAACCCGGCAATTACCGGATGTATGGGCACAATCTAGAATTTGACATGCTGTCTGCGCTTTGGGAAGAACGCGCAAGAATGCGTGAGGGCAACATTGATTTAAGGGTCGGAGATTGGAGAATATCCGGTAGATACTCTAAACCAGTATTCTGCGAGTTCAATGATGGTGAGAGATTCATAGAGCTTGTTGATTCCATATTATGGTTTCAAACAAGCCTGGAAAAGTCTGCAGAGCTTGTCTGCCCTGATCTGCCCAAGCTCGAAAGACCGGAAGGGCTAGGCACTACTCTATACACGTCTAAAGATACAGACTTTGTAGAGTATGCAATGCGAGATGCTGTAGTGGCGCAGAAGCTTGGAGAAGCTATAGAGCAATTCCATGAGGAGCTAGATATACCTTCTCAGATATCTCTCGCTTCCATGGCTGCAGCTGTGTTTAGAAGGCATTACATGCGCTCAGACATGTATCAGCCTCCTATGCATAATTGGATGATTGGCTCTGTTGCCGCGTATCATGGTGGAAAGAACAATCTATTAGATGAGGCGGCGCCAGCTTGGCATGTCAATGTGACTGCGTTGGACTTGTCTAGTGCATATCCTGATGCAATGACACGGCTGCCTGCATTCTCTGATCCGAAAGGCTATCGCAGTTTCAAATGCAAGGTGCCAACAAAGATTAAGTCTGTAGAGACTCTAGGTGTTTATAGAATTTCTGGAACTGCTCAAAAGTGTGCATGGCCTGCTCTATTCGATCACAACTTTAAGCGGCTGTCTGGTCGATTCTCTAATACTTGGGTTACAGGTGCAGAACTTAATCAAGCGCTCTTGTTTGAGGAAGTAAAGCTCTCTTCTATAGACGGCTTTGTTTATGACTTGGATTATGAGGATGGATATTCACCATTCAAAGAATACACAGAGACTTTCTATAAGCTGAAAGCTGCAGCAACTGATCCTGTATATGAGTATCTATATAAGATCATGCTGAATGCGCTTACAGGAAAATTCATTCAGACAAGTCCAGACTTCGTTATTGTTGATGGTCAGCTAGTAAAGATTAAACGTGCAGGTGGTTTGTATCATCCGTTCTGCGCAGGGCTTATAACAGGTGATACTAGAGCTGTGATGCACGGTAAGGAGCATCACTTTAAGGCTCTACACACGGCGACAGATGGAATCTTTGCTCCAGGGCACCATAAGGGGGAGCCTAAGAAGTTGGGTGCCTTTGTAGATGAAGGCTTCGGGGATTTGGCCCTGCTTAGAGGCAAGCTCTATATCTTCTATAGCAAGACACCTACAAAGAAATCTAGACCTTCTCAGATGTTTGAAGGGATGCACATCTTAAAGATTGCGAAGCACGGCTTTCAAGGTAGCGACTTGGATTTAGAAAGAGTGCTAGTTTCTAGGATGAGAAAGTACAGAGTCAACAAACCGTTGAAGCTGAAAACCGCTATTAAGCGTAAGGAGGATCCGAATAAGTTTGTGAACTCGATTCGTAGCCTGAGGAACATTGCAGATCTAAAGGTATACGTGCATGGCTAAGCAGTTAGTTGCAAAGTTCAATAAACGCTTTGTGAAGGCACCACCACAAAGAAGCATGCGACGCAGGAGTCCCAACACTGCACCGCGACTCTTTGAATGGCTCGCAGATCAGGGTTACGTTGAACCTGTGACAACCTATCGTCGAAAGAGTGATAACCGTAAAGCGACGCGCGGTAAATCAAAGCGCCGCACACTTGTTGTAGATGAGGAGTAGATAATGGCTAAGTCAAAGAAGTCTGGCAAAGTGCTCGCAAAGCCCCGTTATAATGATGAGTTCGAGATTGTCTCGACTCCGAAAGGGAAAGGACGTGCACGCAAAGATGCAAATCTGCCTGCGGGGTTTAAAACGATCGAACGCGCATCTAATTGGGAGTGCGAGAAGAATAAGATCATTACAGGTGTACGCGGTCCGACTAAAGATGTAATGGTCAAAGGTGATGAGCTGCGTTGCTTTCAGGTTGAAAGCGAAGAGATTGGACCGGTAACGGTGTGGGAGTCTTCATATCTGCGAGATCTGTTCGATCAGACTGAAGAGGGAGATATTGTTAGAATCCAATACATGGGCACTAGCAAGCCCAAGTTCAAGGATCACAGCCCCACGCGCATCTTTAAATGCGCATTCAAGCGTTAAGCTACTATGTACCGGCATCAAGCGGTGCAGCTGTTAGAGGAGAAGCGAGAGCAATATCGCGATCCTGACGGGAATCATGATTTCACGGATATCAAACCGTGGATGGTTGATGCTGTACTAGCAGCTGATAGATTGGCCCATGAAGATATGGGAATAGATACAACACCTGATACGAATCAGGGCGAAATGTTCGTGGATCACACCCACGATTAGATGTGATTAGGGGCTCTCTCACTATTGGGAGAGCCCCATTTCTCTACTTCTGCCGCTCTTTCAGCAGCCGCGCAACATGGAACCAAATTGTAAACGCTGTTGCGATGATTCCTAATACAGTCGCAACAAGTGTAAGCCACATTTGGATATCCGCCGCTGCAATACCGAATAGAGTAATCCCTGTAATGTTCGCACCGTCGGCTAGTCTGCCCATTCTACTATTTGCCATTTGCTTACCGAACGTTATGTAAGGAACGTTCACCCTAGCCCCCCGCCCAACAATCCCGCAAGTGGACTTCCGCCTAATAGCGTCTCTTGAACAGCCGCAGACTCTAATGGATCTGATGTCGGCTGTACAGGATTCCCCGGTGCAATGCCCTCCTCTATCTCCTGCCCAAGAGCAGAGGTTGACGCACCTGGAACTATCGGAGCAACTTGCATGCTCGGATAGGCTACTTCCATATCTTCTAGTCCATTCTGAATCGCATTCATCACACTATCTCTAATATGCATCGGTGGAAATTGGATGCCTGCGAACTTCATCATTTCAGCTCCTTAGTCATGCGCATCATTCGGCGCGTTTTGTAGCCATTTCTCTCTAACAGTCTTTTCCATCCTGGATATCCAACGCTATAGATAAGTTTTGCGTCATTGTCGCGCGCCACTCTCTCTATAGAATCGACACCTATTTGCCAGTTCTTTCTGATTCCAACAATGGTAAGAATGTTCATTGTCTTACCTCTATTGGTTTCTATGAACTCACAGAGCATCCAACATTCAGGTGCCAGCTTCCATATCTCATATTGCCCTGATGCCAGATTCTCTACAAAGTCCTCCTGGGTTATATACTCCATTCCCTTCCACAGTTTGACTATCAATTCGTCGGACGGCGCTTTGCTCTCCTCTCTGCTAGAGCCCTCTGCGCTATCTCTAACTCCTGCCGTGCCTCCTGTGGTGATCCTGGAGCTGCTGTTACTCCCTGCTGTTGTAGTGAGACTCCTGTTGATCCTGTTGTTGGCGTCGATGATTGCGATCTCCTATAACTAGTGATAGCAGGCGCAATCTTTAGATCCTTACTACCTCCTGAGATATAGTCTGCAAGGTCATAATCAGGATCTGTCAAGCCTGCCTGTTGTGAGAACTTGTTGAGACTGCTGGCCTGCTGCCGCAACTCTCCTATCCTCTGTTCGGCATACTGCCCTACAATCTTTCTAGAGTTCAAAGCAAGTCTGTTGAAGTCCTCTCTAGTAACTTTGAAGTCCTCTGCATCTAGAAAGGTGTCCAGCCCCTTTGCGATGCCTCCTACAATCGTTCCCTGCCCTGCCTCAGAGAGCCCCGCAAGAAACCCACTAGGGTCATCTCTGAAAGTATCTCCCACACCTGCTGTAATCAGCTGACTCAATATTGCGCGATTCACAGGCTTTGACGGATCGAACTTCGGATCTGCAGTGAGTTCAAAAACTCTTTCTGCAAGTGAATCAACTTGGCGCGCTTGCTCTACTACTCCCTGATACTGATTTCGATAAGCCTGCGCAGCCTGCCCAACGATTTGCCTTCTATCGTTAAACTGCGCTGCCTGTTCTGTTTTGCGTGCTGTTACATCTCCCTGAATAACGCCACGGATGACAGCGTTTGCCTGCTCAATCATCTGCGCACCTGTCTGGTCACCAGACTGGAGACGTAGATATCCATCTGTTGCAACACGTTTTGCATTCAGCAGCAACCTCTTTTCATCTGGATCGGCCTGTTCAATCTCTCCTGCTATTTCAGAGTAAAGACTCTGTTGCTCGCTGTTGAGATTCGCAGTCTCTCTGCTCAGTCTGTCTAGATAGCTGTCCTTGTTTCTCTTTGCTGTAATGCCTGCACCTGCTGCACCAATCAGCGCACCCAATGGGCCGCCTAATAGGAATCCGCCGACACCATAGAGCAACGATGCTTTGCCTGGAGATAGGCCGGGCGCCTCACGTTGCGGGAAAGGCGGTTCCCTCTTTGCTGTAGAAATGATGTCATCCATTTAGAGTGCTCCACCTGAGAGATTGAAGTTGAAGGAACTAGACTTTCCTCTACTCTGTGCCTCTCCATATGCCTTAGAGAATGAACTGCCGAATGACTCAGAATCGGTCAGAGTAGTAGGTCCGCCCATGATCTGCGAGAGACGTTGGATGATGCCAAGTTCAGATGTGTTTCCCGCATCAAGAATTCCCAAGAGACTTGGAAGAGAGCCCAGCCCTGTATTTGCAGCAGTTAGAGTGTTCTGTGCGATCGTTCCTGCAGCGGCATCGCGCGAGTTGATATCTCGAAATCTGATATCAGTTGCTGCATCAGTAAACAATCTGCCTGCCTCTCTAGTAGCAAGCCCTTGGGCAACACCTTGTCTACTGCCGCCCAAAGTTCCGCCTGAGACATTCTCAGATGTGATAATGGGATTGAACTCCTCTTCAAAGAGTCTACCCGTATCCTCTCGCAGTTTTCCGATGGCTGCTTCTACAGCAGGATTCTCACCTGTGAGCCTAGAGCGTAGATAGTCGCTGCCCTCATCCGTGCCCATGCTCTTTAGAAAGTCGTTGCCTCCTGTGAATAGGGTACGTGCCGCTTCATTCAAAACATTGCTGTTTATTGCAGTGTCTGCAACACCTGAAGCCTTGCCATAGAGTTGTTTGTAGAAGTCCTCAAATGCAATTGCTTGGCTTGAAGTACTGCCTGTCAAGCTTTCGCTTGAAGACTCATTGAAGGCATTGGATGTACTGCTAGATTTGCTCTTTCCGCCACCAATTGAACCGCTCATTAACTAACCTCCTGCAAAGAAACTAAAGTTGATAGAGACATGAATGTTTGTTGAAACACCATTCGCAATGGGCCGTACTGTTCCGTCAGTCTTTACATCTACTCTAATATGGGCAGCAGGATTTGAATCCTGCGCAAACAACAGATCTGCTCTAGGTCTGCAGTCTGCTGGCAATGTGAATATCGCTGCACCTGGAAAGGCTGCCAAAGTTCCACCTGCAACCAATCCTCTAACATACACAAATCCACTGATTGACTTGTAATACGCAGCAGTTTCATAGATACCGCCAAAATTTGCCCAGCCATTTTGGAAGGTGACAGGCACCCATGTTGGTGGCATAAACATCATCTCTATGCGCCGCAACTCCTGATCTAAATACTCAGGCAGCGCACCACTTCTTTGACCTTTGATGTATCTAGAATTCGCCATCGTATTCCGCCTCTATGATGATTCTATCGACCGTCCACGGCTCGAGATTCGTGCTGTTGAATATCATTATAGATATCAACCTACCTCTAACTTCGTAGGGTGTGCCGCCTGGAAGTATCGAGACCGGAGAACCCCACACAATTCCCTCATTCGTATTATTGCGCGCTCCTAACCTTATTTGCAGACTGTTCAGGCCATCGCCTGCACCATAGACATGGACTCTGCTGGTTATCTTAATTTGCACTTCGTCCTGAAAGGTCAAGTCGTCTCTACGGATAATTGCATCTACAGGGAGAAGTGCAGGCACATCCTCCTCATACATTGCGTTACTCTGGAATGTGGCAACTTTCTCCATTGTGCCCAGCTGTTGCTCATTCCATATTGTTGCATCAGAATTCCAAGAGTTTGTATCTGAATTCCAGTTAGTAGATGGTACGAGATCATTAAAGAAGCCTGTTGTTCCATACCTCACTTGACTGAGATCTTTTGTTGTCCATGTATCTCTACCACCATCCCAGACATGTGCTTTATTGGCGAATTGAGAGCCGGATTCAGGCACACAAACCCACAACTCTCTCTGTGTGCGATCCCACACAGTAAAGCAATTCAGCTTGTTTGTTTCGTCGATACTGTTCTTTAAAGCGCGCTTAATTCTTGGATCAGCAATGCTTCTAGCGACAGCACCATCATTTATCAGAACATCATCGTTTCCAACAATGATGTGCCTCTCTACTCCATTTAAATCACTTACAGTTTGTAGGCAGTGTGGAGAGATCAAGCCTGCGGATCTCACAGCCGGCCGCACAATAAAGATATTGCTAGGCTGCTGCCCGGCATACTCTATTGCATAGAAAGATCCGGGCTTATAGATCATAAGCTGATTGCCTAGCGGTCTGCCTGCTACACATCTACCGCCTGTGTCTGCAAGGAATGCAGATCCTGCCTCATTGCCTGGAGCTGCTGCCCATGTTGTTGGAACTGCACCCGGTTGTGTTGCGTCGGACCACATAATCATGTTGTCAAACGCGCCACCTGGACCATCAATATTGAGAGCAAAGAGATGGAATCTGAATGCAACAATAAACTTACAGCTAGTTGCTGCAGGCCATCCGGGTATAACAACGAAATCTGTTGCAGAATTCCCGTTCCAATAGTGCGGCCTATCTAGTCCATTTGTAACAACAGGAATTCCATTTAGCAGAGTGCTGCTCCACTGATGAGGATTCGCAATTGCAGTGAATGCAACTGCAGGAGAGATGTTGTATTCATTGGTGGTCTCAAGAGCGAATGCATTCACCGTGCCGAGTAGAATCCACCAATTGAACCCCAACAGATTCACATTCAGCGCATGATATGGATCAACAGGCAATGGCGGAAGATATGCAGAGCGTCTGCCTCTGATGCGCGACGGAAAGCCGCGCCGCATATCTACGTTATGCGCCAGCGAGAGAACATTGTCCGACAACTCTATCGGATCAATGTCTAAAACATGACCTTGGAATGGTCGGAGTGTTGTTCTCATTAGATCACCCTATACGCAAAATGATAATAGGCGTTGACGATTGTAAGACTGCCCATTGCACCTGTGAAAAGCGCAGCATCATTCACTGTGTCTGTGTCTATCTTACCTCCTGTTATATCCGGCCCTGTAAAGAGGCCATTTAAATCATCTACTACAGTTCCAAGAGCAGATGCAATTGGCAGGGCCACTCTAAAAGAGAAACCGCCTGCTACACCAGTCGCACCACGTATCTGCCCTGTGCACATGACAATAGAACCTAGTCGTATGTAGTGCATTTCGTTATTGCCAGCTGTTCCGTTCGGGGTAAAATTGCTGACTCCTGTAACAGAGGGGTTATCTATTCTTCCGCTGGCCAATACTGGAAGTGCATTGATTGAAGTTAATAGGCCATTGATCTGCGTATGAGTGAGTGTTACTGCTCCGCCTATATTTGGAAAACTCGCCAAGAGAACAGACTTGATGAGCCTGAGATGGTCATCGCCTTGTTGTTTCAAATCAGTTCCAAGAGGATTTGCAGCGTCCAATTGACTGATAAAACTTGCTGCTTCAAGACCCATATATACCTCTAGTATGAGCTGCGAAAATTGACGTTATATGGCGTTGCAGATTGCGCACCGCCCAATCGCTTGCGAGTCCTTCTATTGATGTTCCTTATCAAAGTACCAACATCTGCTTTCATCTCCTTTGCGGCCATCCAATTCCTTGCCCTTTGCAGAATGAAAACCTCTGCTGCCATGTTGTAGAGCTGTGGATACTCATTTAGCAACGAGTTTGTATCTGCATCGGCAAAAAGCGGCTGCGGCATACCATAGTAAACAATGTTGATGAGTTCTCCTGTTCCTGGATTTCCTACAATATAGATAGAGGCATCACGCATCACATACATAAGAGGGTCTTTGATCTGAGTATGTTGTGAGGCAGTTGTCTCATCTGTTTGCTTCAGTGGCACACCAGTAGAGGCGCGAATTACACTCCTCATAGTTGTGATGCCGCTGCCTAGTACATAAACACTAGATGTTGGCGCCACTCTATCAATATCTGTTAGAACATCAGATAGAATATAGCCATCGAGCATTGATGCAATCAGACCTTCGCCCTGCGAGATGTAACGCGGGATCTCTGTTGCGTAGTCATCTCTATGAGAATCCTTGATGATTGCCGCTTTCAGTTCTCCATAGTTCATTGCTTGTTTCCTCTAATCGGCTTGAGTATCACACCCTGCTTTCTGATGCCTTTAGAGACTTTCGAGACTCTGTAAGGTTCAGACAAGGGGGAGACCATGAAGCGTTTCCATTCATCCTCTCTAGCCATTGCATCCCTATTGTTATTCAGATTTGGAAACAGCCGCAAAAGTGCATAATAGTCCTGCTCAGGAATCCTAAGCATATGCTCGGCACAGGGCATATTTCTATGTCCTTGTGTGCCTTCACGTACACGCTGATTCGCTTCAAAAACAACTTTTCGTGCGTCTCTCATCTCTGCTCCTCTATTAGAGAAATGCCCTCACGCGCGGCAACGTGAGGGCGTTGTGAGTTAGGCTACAACTGCAACAGTGGGATCGATGTCACCAATGTTGAAGTTTGCCCGCTCCAAATAAGCTTTGAGCATCCAATCACCATGCACAAGCTTCTTGTGAGAGAGACCAGACTTGCCCAGTGCATCTACCTTCCATCCATAGAGCATCGAGAGCCCCCAATAGCGAGGGTCGAATCCAAAGACGTTTGCAACCTGCGGATCAGGATCGACACCAATAGACAGATACGTCTGTTGCAATCGATTGGGTACAACTTCCATCGTGAATCCGAAGTCTGTACGGAAAACATCGATGTAACCCTGTGAGACAAGATTTGCAGGAGTTGTCGCGCCAACCTCTGCAGTCGGCTTTGCCGCGTCTACCGTAGTAAACAAGTAGCGAGAGAATCGCTTTGTTACTCCCGGCACACTCATCAAAATGGTTGTCTCGCCGCCGAGTACATACACATTCTGAATCTGATCTGTAACCATTGTCATGGTCAGACCACGTTCTGCACCTGCAAGCTGTGCTGCTACAAGCTTTGTGCCAGTGTTGAAACCTGTTGCAGTTCCGCCTGCACCCAAGTTCTTGTTGGTAGTGATCCATGCGGCTGCACCTGCGCTCTGCCCTGCGACTGTATCGCCATCATCCAACACAGAACCCTGCCCGCTCAGTGCAATGGCTTCCACGTCATAACGCAGTTCAATGGTCCTGCGCGCAGTCTGATAGCCCATTGTTTCGCCGAGTGCAACAGTATCTACAGCGTTGCCGCGTTCGGTAACCATGATGTCCTTAGCAGAAATCTGCCCATGGTTTCCTACCCTCTTCATGTTGGCAGTTGTTGCCTTGTTATTTGCAGTTGAAGAGTCTGCGCCTGAAACCCTTTTGTTGTTGAGATCGGGCGCAGCAAGCTTGTCCTCAGTCCATTCTGCATAAGAGTTGTCATGCGTATCTTCTGCAATCATGTCGAGATAAGGACACGGGATTTCGCTGTTGTCGAATATCTCGTCAAGTACATCCTCTCGAATCATTCCCCCTGCAAGTACATCCTTCAAATCGTCTGCATCCAAATAGTCTGCAGGCGCCGCCATGGTCAGAGCAAATACCGGCACTCCTGTGTGAAGTGCACCGGCCAAAAGAAGTTGAATTCTACGCATACGCTTTTCTCCAGTTAGTAAAAACAACAGAATTGCAGAGGAGATTATTCCTCTACGATCTTTCGCGCCTGTTCCTCTTTATCACGCTGCCTACGCTTCATCTCTGCCAGCACATTCCGCGCCCTCTTCTCAGTGATCTTATTCAACCACGGTAGAGGGAAATCCAGCTCTAGAAGTTCCTTCTTTTCCTTGCTCAATTGGACTTCCGCAACAGCTGCAGCATGTTCTTTCAATTCGCTCATAGTCGATTACCTCTTAGTGAACATAGACATCAATCGATCCTTTGGAGTCTGCACACGACTCCTGCGAGTGCCCTGCTGTTTCTCCTCTTGTGGTTTCTGTGTACCGCCCTTGCCCTTAGCCTTTGCAGATCCCCTCTGCGAGCTATCCTCAGGAATTGTAACTTGACTCAAAGCCGCTTCAATTCTGACATCTCTGAGATACATATCACGAATGAATTTGATTGCGCGATGGTCAGTGATCTGATCCAGCCAATTTGAATCAAAGCCCCACTTTCCAACAAACTTACGCATCGCTGCACTGTCCCTCTCCATTGTCTCTTGATTGTTCCATGCAGGAATCACATCAAGAGTCGACTGCCTCTCTCGTTGCTGCATCTGAGCATGCTGTGTTCTCACTTTATCAATTAACGCAGGTGTCAGCTTATCAGGAGGAATCATAGAGAGGATAGCGCGCATCTCCTCACGAGAGCGCATGATCTCGCCCTCTGCTTTCAATCGATGACTCTCAAACTTGACTTGCTCAGTCTCTAGACCCAAGAGTTCACCGACACGAGAGCGCAGAGTTTTGAAAGGCATTGGAGCCTGTCCCTCTACATCAATCAATACATCGTCGAACTGCTCAGGCTTCAAATTCAATCGCTTCAGCGCTCTAGAGAGATCTTTAGGAGGCTTAGAAACATCATCAGAGTCATCGTCTGCATCATCGTTGTCATCACGAAACATCTCTGCAAGTGACAAGCGGCGTGGCTTTTCCTCCTCTTCAACAACAGGCTGCTGCACCTTACCACGCTTTACAGGTGCTTCCTTCTTTACAGGCTCCTGCTGTTGCTGTTGCTTCTGTACAGGTGCAGGCTGCGCCCTCTGCGCTCGCCTTTCATTGCGCGATGGACGCCTACCAGTCGCCGGACCTTTCTGAGTGTCCTGTGAATCATCCTGTACATCACTCTTTGATTGCTGCTGCGATTCCGACATTTATGCAAGTCCTCAGTGAAGTTAGAGCATTCTGTTTAGACCAAAGTGCCTCACGCTTTTCTGGCGTGTCAGCAACCTTCCAAGCCTTCAATACATCACTCTCCTGCTGTTCTAGTATCTCCTTTAGTAGCGGATTCTTTTGGAGCATCAACGCGTGTTTCCGTCGTTCTTCCGGTGTCATTTGAACCCTTGCCAATCAAGGCGGTTTTGATAGCTGTAACATTCTCTGCAGTCATCTGCGCTTCCTTAATCTGCGCCTCAAGTACAGCATTCCAATACTTGAACTGTGTTTCAACGTCAGTTTGATACTTGCCGAGTGCAACACGAATTCTCTCGATTGCAATGCTTTGATTCACTAGTTCGGCCTGCTGCTGTTTATCCTGTTGCGCGCGAATTGCATTGTCCTTCATGGCTTTCTGTGCCTCAGGCTTCCGAGGATCAATAACGAATCTCTCAGGAGTATCGATATCGTTGACGCGCAACCATGCCATGAGAGTTTCATAGTATGTATTGACGTTAACTAGTATGTTCTCCATTCCAAGGCTTGCAAGTGCTGCTTGCTTCTCCATCAACTTATCTAATACTGCTGCCTCTCTCTGCCGCTCATTGAGAGCCTTTCCTAAGTTGATCTCTACTGATTTCCGAACAGGCCACTTGCTAGGATCAGTCTGAATCCATTCGTTGCCACGTTCAAACTTGATAGGCTGCCGCCACTGAGTACGCAGCACTTCATGTGCAATCAGAAACATGTTCCGCACTAGAGTATGTGCAAAGACTTGCGTCATGAACTTTGCAAACGACTCCATTACGCTGTATGCGCGGTCTAGTCCCTGTGATCCTACGCGGTCATTCAGCTGCATGCTTCCTGTTGCAAGATCAGTTGCAGCACCGCCTGATTCAGACCGCACAGTTCTAAAGTGATTCAAATTACCGAGGATGTTGGCGCTAGTATCAGGAACAGCAAAGGCTGCCATAGCTTGACGTACATCCTGAATCAACTCACTGTTGACTCTGATACTGCTGTTGATTCTGCCATCATCCAAATCCTCTTGATTTACCACTCCATCAAGATGCATCGTGCGATTCTTGTTAGTGGCATTCAAGTTGTCCATCAGGCCACGAGTGAGCGCAGTAGTAGAGTCTTGAACCCACTTGCCTTTATCGTATAGCGAGA